TGATGTAGTTTTACATAGAAAACTTGCGAATGGTGAACAAAAGACATTGATGATTGAAATTAAACCAAAGGCACAAACTAAACCGCCTGATAGAAGTAAGAAAAACACTGCTACTGGCAGATTATCGAGAAGGTACCTCAACGAGGTAAAAACGTATGGAATTAACGAAGCTAAATGGAAGGCTGCAAGAGCGTTTTGTGCTCAAAGAAATTGGCAGTTTGACATTTACACAGAAGCAGAATTGGGCTTGAAGTAATGGTAGCTAAAGTATTTGATGATATTCTTTTAAAGGGTGTACGTTCTGGGCAAATGCCAGCTAGAACTACTGAAGCTCGTGAATGGTACAGAGAACAAGCTAAAGGCATAACTAAGTCTAAAGCAGATCCTACAAAAATTATAAAAGAGATGGGTAGAGATCGATACGAAAATAGATTTAGACTTGGGAATATGTATATGTTCCAGTATGATCCAAAACATAAAGCTACTCTTCCATATTATGACAGTTTTCCTCTGATTTTTCCGATAAATAGAGCTAAGGGTGGTTTTCTTGGTATAAACATGCATTATTTACCTCCTCCTCTGAGAGCGAAGTTAATGGATGCACTATATGAAACTACTAATAACAAATACTATAATGAAACAACGAAACTAAAATTAAATTATGATATTCTGAATAGCGCATCTAAATTTAGAATGTTTAAACCATGCGTTAAACATTACTTGACAGGACAATTAAAAACACGTTTAGTGTACATCAATCCAACAGAATGGGATGTTGCATTATTCTTACCAACTGCACGCTTTGTTGGTGCTACTCAAGCTCAAGTCTTCAAAGACTCAAGAAAGATCATAAGAGGATAATATGACATTTAAAATATCAGATTTTAAATCACAAATAGATCGCCTTGGTGGTCCGATGCGGCAATCGCTATTTGAAGTTCAAATCGTTAACTTTCCGGTTAATACTTCTTCGGTTACAACAAGAGACCTTTCGTTCTTTTGTAAAAACGTAGCGATACCAGGAATTACCATGGGTTTAAATTCTTATGAAGCAGTAGGTCAACAACGAAGAATGTATCCTACATCTCTTAATCCAGAGCCTGTTCAAGCTATTTTTATGTTAGACTCAGATCATCAAATTTTAAGTTTCTTTCATTCTTGGGCTCAAAGAGTTGTAAACTATTCTACTGCAGGCGGTAATTTTTCTGAAGTAGATGGCATGTTACCGTTTGAAATTGGATATAAAAACGAATACTCATGCAGAATTATAATAAAAGCTTATTCTACTGATTACCTTACTACTGGAAAATACTACGAAACTATTTTAGATGGTGGATTTCCAGGTATGATGGGAGACGTTGACCTAGCTTGGGAAGCGAATGATAGTTATTCTACATTGCCTGTTAGTTTCCAATACGACAGAATACAATTCAGTGGTGAAAGAGTTGGTAATCCAACTTCACGGTACGGTAGAGGAAACGGAATACTTGGACTTATTGACGCAATTGGAGATTTTGGTCAGTTGATAGGGCAGGATTTAGTTCCTAGAAGTATTTCTGACGCAGTAAACAAATACACGAAAGTTACTAATAACTTTGACAACATTAGTAATAGAATTAATGAATTAAAAAATATATTTTAAAGGATGATAGATTATGGGTTTACCAAAAATTGAATTACCGATACGCGAGATGATTCTTCCTTCTACAGGAAAGCCTATCAAGTATAGACCATTTACTGTTAAAGAAGAAAAAATATTATTAGTTGCACAAGAATCTGATGATGGTATGCAAGAAATAATTGCTGCAAGACAAGTTGTTAACAATTGTTTACTTGACGTTGATGTTGATCAGATAGCAATGTTTGATTTAGAATTTATTATTCTGATGATTAGATCTGTTTCTGTTGATAACCAAATTGATTTTAATATAAACGATCCTGATACAGATGAAGAAGTAGAACTAAAACTTGATTTAAACGATGTACAAGTTATGAAAGATGATGGACATACTAATAAAATACAGATCAACGATCAATATACTTTGTTTTTAAAATACCCGTCTATTGATGAGTACATTAAAATCCAACAATTGGCTCCAAATGATCCGTTAGCAAGTTACTTTGTTATGACAGCTTGTTTAGAACGTATCGCATCAGAAGACGAAGTACATTGGTTTAAAGATTATACCGAGCAAGATATTGATAACTTTATGGACGGCGTATCGAGCGACGTTGTTGCAGGAATTCAAAAATTCTTTGAGACAATGCCAATAATGAGACACGAAATGAAATATACTAATAAAGAAGGTAAAGAACAAACCTTCGTAATGGAGGGTATGAAGACTTTTTTTATGTAATGCTGCTCCACAATACTCTTCAAGAGTATTACAAAGTTATATTCATGTTGGCGCAGCACCATAAATATTCAATAGCTGAAATAGAAAGTATGATACCTTATGAACGTGATTTATATTTTGGAATGTTAGTTGATTATATAGAACAACAAAACGAAAAGTAAAGGCTTAAAACATGGCTCAGATGTCAGAAGAAACATTAGCAATTATTGACAGGTTAAAAGCTGAAGGTCAATTAATTCGTAACTCAGGTACGAATTCGCTTCGTTCTGTTAAAGTAGAATTAAGAAAGTTTGATAAAGTATTCGATACTATAGCTAGAAACTCTACAGCACAAAGAGAAATGTTAGCAATCCAAACTAATATGATCGAACAGAATGCAGAAAGAGCTAAACAAGACGCTGACTTTGCTGACTTAGAACGAAAAGAGAAAGTTGTAGCAGTAAAAGAAACTGGTGAAAGAACAGATAAAGCCATTGAAAAGATGGGCGATAGACTTGAAAAGATTACATTAGGCGGAATGTTGGGCGGAGCTGCAAAATTGGGTGGCGGTTTGCTTGCAGCTGGAGCTGGTTATAACGTTCTCAAAGGTTTTGTTGATGAAAGATATCAGGGATCATTCTCAGAACTTGAGTCAAAGATAGGTGAAATGGGTAAATCTCTAAGAGGCTTTGATCCAAACACACTTAAAACAAGTCTCGAGACAATGAACGCAAACATCGCAGAGATGAATAAAACTTTTAAATCGTTAAAAGAAGATATTGATAATGTTCGTAATAGTGTTATTACTAAAATACTTATTGCAGTAGCGTCAATTCCCTTTAGCTTAGCTATAACAATGGCTGGTATTAGAATCTCTAATGCAATCATGAAAAGAAATAATAAACTTCTTACTGATACTGAGATCGACTCTAGTAAAATGTCTGAAAATCAAAAGAAAATCATAAAACAACAGGCTGATATTGTAAAAGCAAACCAAAAATTACTCGACAATTTAAATAAACCAAAGATTGTTACAAGTATTGATGATTTAGGTCCAGGCGCCAAATTCAACATGGATTCTGGATTTAATGCAAGGACAAATGGTTTTGATACACCTGTTAATACGGACTTACCTCCTAAAATAAACCAACCACAGGGGCCTTTCAGATTTAACTTTAATACAACATCACCAGAGCCGCCATATAGACCTAACGCAAATCAAAAAGTACAAAACGGAATGGGAAATTCTTTTAATAGAACACCAACAACATCTGTAATTGGTCGAGGAGATCCACGTAAATTTGGAGAGTTAAATAGAGGAGCTTATATGGCTGCTAACTCTAACTCAGCTCCTGATCCTAACGCAAAAGTCAAAGCTTCTGATATCCAAGAAGCTCTTAAAAAACTTAATAGCCCAAGGATGAGAAAGTTATTAACTAGACTTTTTGATTTCTTAGCTAAATTAAATGTAGCTTTTAAAGTTGCAGATTTAATTATTTTAATGACGATGATGCAGGCTGATGTTAGTGAAGATGAAAGATTAGCATTAATAGGCGGTCACATTGGTGGAATTATTGGTGCAGGAGGTGGAGCTGTAGCTGGTGCCGCTGCCGGTTTATTAGGTGGACCATTTGCTTGGTTGACTGTTCCAGCAGGTGGTTTAGTAGGTTCTATTTTAGGTGGTTTCAGCGGAGACTATTTAGGTTATATTGTATGTAAATGGTTACTACAAGAAGAAATATCTCCAGCGGAAAAGAAAGTCGGACAAGCAACAGTAGATACAATTTTAACAGGAAGTGTTAACCCTGTAGCGTATGGCTCTGGTAGATTGCGTGGCATGATGGGTAATGTTCCTACTGGACACGAAATGAATGCGTTAGATGCAATATCAGATACTCAGCACTTGTTTAGAGGTGGAGATATGGGTAGTTATGACTATAATGCTAAACGCGCTATGAAAAACTTTAACATATTACCGTTTAAACCAGGTGGTCCAGGTTCTATTGATCCGAATACATTTAAAATTATACAAGATGCTGGTAGTACACATCCTTTACATTTAAGTATTAATGCTCCAACAAACGTGTCGCCTAACATGACAACAATTCAAGGTGCTAAAACAAAGACAGATCTTAATGTTGTGAATGTAGGTGGCGGTTTTAGTGGTGATCCTGCGATAACTGGTATGCCACATATGCTAAGCTAAAAAAGGGAGCCGAAGCTCCCTAATTTTATGTTGATTTTTTTATATGAGCTTTAAGTCTTTCTGCGACTTTAGCAAAGTATTTTCCACCAGCTACGATATCGGGTTCATCGTCCCAATGTCCTTCTCTATAATCGATATCGGCTCGATTATCTAGATCGGCTCTAAAGGTTTCTAGCACTTCAACGTCTACCAATGTAGAGCGCTTAACCTTACCTGCTAGTATATTCTCTAAAAAAGAAACGTAATCTTTTTCAAGAGATTTTGGCTCAATGCCCTCTGCACATTCAACGAAGTTACACAACTCAGAATAAGTATACTCTGCTTTGCCTGACAGGCTGATGCCGAATGGGATTTGATTACTCATATTATAGTCCTTTCTAATTAACTATAAAGCTATTATACCGTATTGATTCTAAATGTCAACCGTTATATTTAAAATTCTTCTACCTCATATCTAATAGTATAATCTGAACCGTACTCATCACAAACTGTTTTATGAATGTTATTGAATTTCATAGCTAATTTCTTAGCCGAAAAATAACCGTCGTAAGTAGCAATAATTTTAGGTACTGTAATATCAACGCCGTTAATACGACCTTCTGCTATCGCTGCTCTTGAGAACTTTTCGATTTTTAAAACGTTGTACATTTCGTGTTCCTCTGTTTTTAACTAGAATCAATATAGCATAAAAAAAGAGGGCTGTAAACCCCCTTTTTAAATTAGTTTGATTTAATTTAGAATTAATCTTTGTTAGAAACGAAGCTATACATTTCTTTAGCTTTTTCCATTAGATCATCCATTGAATACATTTGGTAAGAAGATTGGACGTCTTCAATAGTTTTCTTACCCTGTTCCATCATGCTTTCAGCAAATTGAACATTCATATGGTATTGTTGATCCATGTATTCTTTAGCAAGCTGTAACATTTCAGCTCTAATTTCGAATGGGTTTTTACTCATTTTATTCTCCTGTGTTGTGTGTGATGTTACTTAATGTAACGTTATATTTATCCGCCTGGTACAAAGCCCTTTGGCTTATAAAAATTCTTTTGAGCATGTATTCTGCCGAGAAGAGATTGTATCTCGTGCATTTCGTCTTTTAATTTTAATGAAGTTTCACCGTTTGCAATAGCCATGCCTCTACGACCTGCTTTCGCTCTTAATGCTTCTTCAATAATTTCAATATCTCTTATATCGAGATTAAACTTTGTATTTGGTTTTATCATGTTATAAATCCTTAAAAGCGATAGCAAGAATTAACTCGCTATCGCATATTCTTTATTTTTTAGTAATTGCGTAATAAACTAAACCACCAAGTGCAGCGCCAATTACCCAAGAGAAACCTGACAAGAATGCCAATGAACCTACCCAGACAGTCGCTACTGAGAAAATAGCAGGTACAACAAAAGCGATCATAGCTTTTTTGTTCCAACCGTTATCGTAGTAATACTCACCATCTTCAGATGCCGAGAATAATTGTTCTACGTTTAATTTGCCTTTCTTAAGCATGTAGTAATCAACCATCATAATACCGTAGATAGGTGCAAGTACAGCTCCTAAAGTATTAACAAACCCGAAGATACCGAGCTGTGAAATAGTTGATACCCATAATCCACCAATGATAAGAGCAAAACCTGATGTAATCAAACCACCGAGTTTAAAATCGATTTTTGAAGGCATTAGATTAGCGATATCATACGCTGGAGGGATAAAGTTTGCAACGATATTAATACCGATAGTTGCTACGAAAAACATAATCGCTGCAACGACAGTCAATGGTAAAGAATCTACCATCGCAATAATATCAGTTGGACTTGTAACCGCTTCACCCCAGATTGCAATAGTACCTGAAGTAACGATAAGTGTAATCAATGAAAAGAATGCAATATTCAATGGCAAACCAATCAAGTTACCTTTTTTCATTGCAGCTTGTGTTTTAACGTTACGTGAGAAGTCACCATAGTTAATTACAACTGCTGCGAAATAAGCGATCATTGTTCCTACAATAGCTACGAATGCTGAGAAAGATGTACCTACGTATTCGCCTGTACCTTCAAAGATTGTACCCATTTCTGTAGTAAGTCCTGAACCTGCTTTTACCCAAATAGTGAGAGCCAAAGCAATCATTACTGCGTAAACAAAAGGACCTGCGAAATTTAGGAATTTAGTAATCCAAGGGATACCTTTCCAGAACAGATATACTTGAAATGCCCAAACGAATAGGAACGATACCCAATCGATTGTACTCATACCTAGCATTACTGCTTCCCCATTTCCACCTGCTAATGCCGAAATTAATAGCGATACTGCGGTTGATGCGAAATAAGTTTGTGCACCATACCAAAAGATTGCTACAATTCCGCGGGCCACAGCCGGGAAGTTAGCACCTCTTACCCCCATACTCGAACGAGCCATAACAGGGAATGGGATACCGTACTTAACGCTTGGCTCACCCATCAAATTGACTAACCACATTACAAAAAGACCGGCCAACATGATGGCAGCAAATACTGTCCAACCGTTTAAACCAAATGAGATGAATAGAGATGCTGCTAGCGTATAACCAAACAAACTTTGAATGTCGTTAGACCATACGTTAAAAATCTCGAACGCACCCCATGTACGTTTCTTTTCTGGAATGGGAGCCAAGTCTTCATTATATAAACTTGGGTCTTTGTTTTTTAACATTATATACTCCTTTTAATATGTTAATGCCCAATTACTATTCTAACATAATTGGGCAAAATGTCAACCTTTTTTGATTATCCTGACGTTGCGTCAACAATCATTCTAATGTTCTGAGATATTTTAGCATTAAACTCAGCATCAGTTTGATTATGATTCAAACCTTCACTTAAAGCTCTACTAAAACTTGCAGTGACATCATGATTCATCGATAATCTACGACACGCTTCAGCTGTTGCGTATCCTCCACTAAGAAACACAATACGGTTTACACTATGGTTTGCTGTAAGATTGTGATATAGGTTGGGTACTTCTGGAGGCGTCAGCTTTAAAATAACTTGGTAATCTTTTCCAATTAAGTATTTTTGTAACGCGTCGTATAACTCGTGTTCTATTAATTCTTTTTCTTCGTGATCAATAGGAACTTCGGGTTCTACTATTGGCATAAGTCCGTATTCTTGGATTGTATGTGCCAAAGTAAATTGCTGCTTTAGAATAGGCTCAACCATATCTATACTTTTAATAATGCTTCGCATCTTAGTTCCGTATATAGGTTCACCTAATCCGTCAGTAGCAAATTCTAATATTTGTTTTACAGGAAACTGTTTAAGCATCCCGCTTTCTTCACAGCCATCATCTATCTTTAAAAAGGAGTCGATACCTTTATTTGCGAGTTCATTAACCATTCCTCGAGTAACTGTATCTTTATAAAGAATTGCGGCCCAAACATTTGTATCGTTGAAATCAGGAGAATTAACCATTCTCATTCTCATTTCGTGTACACGATCCATCTTGTTTTCTTCGGTGTATTCACGACCATAACGTTCTAATACACCGCCAGTCGAACCACCGCTGTGGTCCATTGCCGCTATGAATCTTGCATCATAGCGGGTTTGGCTTTCTAAAAAATCACCTGCTGTTGTGAATTTTAAATCGCTCATTTACCTAATCCAAAACATGGTAAAATATTTAAATTACAATAACGGCCGTAATCTTCGAGACCAACCATTGCCATTAACATTAATACCGGTAAAACACCAATAATAAAGAATATGACTAAGAAAGCCCAACCAAGTCCTTTAGTTGTGCAATATTGTGTTTGTTCACTCATGCTCGCCACCATTTGCGCGACCACTGTAATTACCAAATATGTTTGGTTTACGTTGAGCAGTTTCAAATGTTGCTACTGTAATAGCAATAGCGCCTAATAACAACGTATGCAATATCATACTAAATACGCCGGCCCACATACTTCCTACAATAATTGCGAATACAATACACCACATCCAAGCAAGAACTTGCATAATCATATGTCGTGTACTAAAATCTGGAATATTGCTTAATGGATTTTTTTCGTGATCCATTACTACATTCCAACAGTCTACAATCCATCTATTCATAGTCTTTTACTCCGTGTTTATCAATATCGTTAAGAATCATTTGTATAGATTCTTTTATATCCTGAACCGAATCACCAGAAATGTCAACAGGTTTTTCAGTCCAAGATCCTCCATCATCTGATGGATAAAATTCATGCACTGCATAATAACCATCATGCTTCATTAATTGGTAATGCCATTTATTCATAGCTTTCGCCAGTTTCACGAAAGAAGTTTTCTGACCAAAAAGCTTTATCATCGATCCAAATATCGTAGTTTTCTTTTTCGCCTACGCTGAGTTCGTGATATTTCGCACCCCATTCAACGAGTTGATTATTAGTTAGTCTCCAATAATCTATACCGCTTACGCATCCGCGTGCAGTCATGTATTTAATAGTATGACCTGCGTCGTATAAAGCATTTACTTTAGCAATTCGATCATACATCGGAATATGATTAGCATAATCCTTTTTACCACTTCCATCCATAAAATAGACTTCTTGGCATATAGTTCCGTCAATATCAATTATATATTTCATTTTATCTCCATTATAAAAAAGGGAGGCCAAGAAAGCCTCCCAATCACAGTAAAATAAGTTAACCTTTTAGAAGTTCTGGTTCTCTTCGGTTAATTTCAATTGTACGTGGTTTCTTCTCGTCTGGAATTACATTCTCTAGATGCACGCTAAGAATGCCTGCATCAAGATCAGCGCCGTTCACTACGATAGTGTCCATTAAAGTAAACGTACGATTGAAAGATCGAGCTGAAATACCTTTATGAATGTAGTTCTTCTCGTCATCTGTATTTTGGTTACCCTCAATAGTCAAAGTTCCATCTTTCAAAGTAATGTCTAAATCGTCGTAATTAAAACCTGCGATAGCCAATTGTAATTCGTACTGGTCTTCGCCCGTTTTGATAATATTATAAGGTGGGTAATTTGCCTGGTTAGGCGTTGCTGTTCTCATTCTATCTACCATGCGGTCAAAACCGATGAAGAATGGATCGTTAAGCATAGTCGTATCTAATCTGCGAGTATTCATTTTGTTTCTCCTTAAATAAGCAAGATTAATGTAAGGAACCCATTATGGCATTCCTACTATTATTTATACACCGTTTATGATCAAAAGTACAACTTTATTCTACATAAGGCTCAAAATCACTGCCGTTAGCTACCATACAAGCCCATCCATTTGGGAACAGCGAAACTAAAGTCCATGAGCCTGTATCTTGATTTGTCATAAAAACCATTTCAGTTTTAATCATTTGGCCGCTTATGTGCTGTTGTAAGATTTCACCTTTAAACAAAATCTGTTCGTCATACTTTTTAGTTTGTTCTGCCATAAGGGCAAAAGTACCGCAAGATTGTGATGCTTGAAACGGCGGTACTTGTTGAGCAGCTAAAGGTGTAGCTGTTAATGATAGTGCTAGTAAATATTTAAACATTTTATTGTCCTATTCTCCAGTACTACCAAATCCTCCATCTCGATCTGTTTTCTGGTTAGGTTGAGTTTTGGTTTCAGATATTTTTACCTGTTGAGTTTTTTCTAATACACATTGTGCAAGACGTTCTCCGTCTGAAATAACTGCTAACGAATCTGTTTCGTTGTTTATCATAATATAAGTTTGTTCTACATAATCAGAATCTATAATTCCTGTACCATTTGCTAATACTAAACCTCTTTTTAACGCGACGCTTGACCTAATAAACATTTTAAGTACGTGCTTATCCGGTACATCAAAAATTAATCCAGTAGGAATAAGTATTCTTGTATCTGGTGGTAGCTGAAAAGAGTTTGGATTTTGACCTACACCCTTTACAGTGATGAATACTTCTTTATTCCAGTTATTATACGCTCGAAGTTTATCACCTCTTTTAAAACATGATTTAATATCAAAGGCTGCTGAACCTTCAGTTGCGTAAGTTGGTAATTCAGCGTTTTCATTCATTCTATAAATTTTCATTTTCACTTCTTTCCAATGTTATACTTTGCTTCCAGAATCCAATTTTGTTTTTCTTTATGAGATATAATCTTAATTTGATTAAGCTGAGCAATCGGTGATTGAGCTTTTTCAGTATTTACGACAGATAATAAATCCCATTCTTCTAGTAAATTAACTATAGTATTTCTTCTTGCTTCATCTTCTTCTACAAATGTATCTTTTTTACCGTCTAAAATAAACAATTCTTTAAAATGCAAAATCGCATATTTACCTTGTTTATGTAGTATATGGCAAGTTTGGTAAAGCTTTTTCTCTTTACGAGACGAAATACCAATACGAGTAAGTGTTTCTTTTACTTTAAGGAAACTGTCTGGTGTTGGTAAAGAAATCTCTACTCCTACACCTTTAAAAATATCTTCTTCTGAGTTCATAACCACATCGCCTTCTTTTTATTATTATTATGTATGGTACGGCTTCAAATTGCTCAACCGTTGTAATTATTTATCAGAAGTAAGTATTCACCTGGTAGACCCGCCAATCTCAAGGCGTGAATGAACTGATTTAAGATCATCTGCGCTCAAGGCTTTTAAATATTGTTTAGCAACTGTTCTATTGCATTGGTAAACTTCTTGTATTGCATCGAGATCTTTACTCTTATCGGCCTTAGGCCATTTACTAAAGCGTTTACGTTTACGTAGCGCTGTTCTATAGTAATCAAATTGCGCTTTAGCTGGTAGATGAGATCTCATATTCATTTCATTAGCATGTAGAATAGTATCTTCAAAGTTTGTAAAACCTCTATTTACGATATAAGCTGAGTACAAATTCTCTGCTATTTCAGGATTATCATTATTAGATATGATATCGTCCTTAGAGAAAGACGCAGCATTCATAAAATCAAAGGGTGTTATTTCTTTGGGCATCTAAATTCTCCTCTAAATCTTTCATCATATCATCAAAATCACCGGAACAATCTTGACATAGCTTAAGGTGTAACGGTCCTTCCATAGTGTCAACGTCTACACTATAAACTTGCTTCTTTGTGATATACTTGTTACAGTTAAAACACTCTTGCATACCAACTAACTTTTTAATCCAATCACTCATTTATACTCTGCTTCCATCATTACTTCTGTTAAGAAAGCAACCATGTTAACTTCTAAGTCAGCTACGAAGTTAGCTTTGTACATGTAATCAGCAAGAGTAACTACGAAACCTGGTAATGAACGCAATTCAATCTTTTCAGAAGCCATATCATATATACGCCTAAACATTTCATTCATATCTTGATCTGAATTGTTTGCAACCCATTTTCTCATGTTAGTAAAGTCTTTAGCTTTAAGTAGCCTGAATATTTCATCCATTGAATCTTGTTTTAGATTAACAAATATGCCTTCATCAATACGACCTGAAGCTGCATATGATTGTAGCTCAGTAAGTACACGACGGAAATCAGGGAAGTGGCGCTCAATAACTTTAGCAACTACTTTTTTATCAAAATCTACCTGTTCTAACTCAAGTATTTGTAGCACGCGTTTATAGAATTGTGCTGCCATAGATGGTCTATCAGTTGT